TGGCAGCAGCAACAGCAGTTGTTTCCCGCAGAGGAAATGACCAGTTCCGTGGTTTGTTTACAGACACTTGGGACGTTTCATGCACTCTTGATAGCGGATCAGTAGCTACTACTGCAACCGCTACAGATACAGTTACAGTTCCAGGCGTTGCTTTGGGCGACATGGTTATCGGTATGTCTGTTGGCGTTTCTGAGGCAGGTTTGGTTCGTAGAGCCTATGTTTCAGCCGCTAATACAGTTACTATCGTAACTTACAACCCTACAGCAGGTTCTGTAGACTTGGCATCAACTACATTGAACCTTATCGTAGGTCGTGCAGTTTAATTAAAGGGGGCTAATACCCCCCTTTTTTTGGAGTTTTTATGGCTACTTTCCGTTGTTTACAGTCGGGTAACACAGTAACTTTCACCTATCAACATGATATTGATAGCATGAAGGGTCATCAAGGATACGTTCTTGTTGAGGAAACTCCAAAAAAAGTAGAAGACAAGCCTAAAGTTGGTAGACCTAAAAAAGAGGTTGAAAATGTCTGATATTGATCCAAGAGAATTTGGCAAGTTGGAAGCTCAAGTTGAGTCTTTACAAACTGAAGTTCAAGCACTTCGCCAAGATATTAAAACGCTTTTAGAAATGGCAAACAAGTCTAAAGGTGGCTTTTTCGTTGGAATGGCTATTGCCTCTGTTGTTGGCGGTATCATTTCTTTCATTGCAACCAAGCTAGTTCGATAAGGATTTATATGCCACAAGTTGGAAACAAGAAATTCCCATACACAGAAAAAGGCGAGAAAGAAGCCAAAGAGTATGGCAAGAAGAAATCTATGCCTGTCACTGTAATGATTGCTATTGGTAAGCCAAAAGCCATGCCTACTCGTGGTGGTCGTACTGCTACGAACATGATGAAAAAAGCAGGTCGTGGCAAATGAAACCCGCTACCAAGATTAGGAAGGTAATGCGTGAGTTTAAAGAAGGAACTCTCCACTCTGGCAAAAAAGGCCCTGTGGTGAAGAATCCTAAACAAGCGATTGCCATCGCTATTTCCGAATCGAAAAGGAAGAAGAAATGAAACAAGGTCTATACGCTAACATCAATGCCAAACAAGAACGTATTAAAGCGGGTTCTAAGGAAAAGATGCGTAAGGTTGGTTCTAAAGGTGCTCCTACTGAGGCGGCATTTAAGGCTGCGGCTAAGACCGCAAAGAAGAAATGAAATCTCCTGCTTGGCAAACAAAAGAAGGAAAAAACCCCAAGGGGGGCTTGAATGCCAAAGGCAGAGCATCGTATAATGCAGAAACAGGTGGCAATTTAAAACCACCAGTTAAGTCGGGAGATAACCCTCGTAGGGCATCCTTTTTAGCACGAATGGGCAATATGCCTGGCGCTGAGATGAAAGATGGAAAGCCTACCCGACTTTTACTTTCTCTTAGAGCTTGGGGCGCAACGTCCAAGGAAGACGCTAAAGCTAAGGCTAAAGCGATCTCTAAGAGGAATATGAAGTGAGACCAGTATCTGTCGGAGTTAACCCAACAGCTAATACGCTGACAACTGTTTATACAGTTCCTACGGGTTATTACGCCAAGTTTACTGTCATGTATATCCACAACACTGGTGGAAATACAAAGCACATTACAGTCCAATGGTATGACGCAAGTTCTGCTACTACGTTGGACATTCTTACTTCATATTCTTTGGCTTCAAAAACATACCTTCAATTTGATGGTGGAGCTTATATCGTTTTTGAAGAGGGCGATAGGCTTCAAATTACAACTGAAGCGGCTAGTTCCTTTAGTTTTATTGCAACATTTGAGGTTCAGGGAGCGCAACGAACATGACCTACTTAGAACTTGTTAACGATGTGTTAGTGCGCTTGCGTGAAAGCACAGTCTCTACTGTTGGCGAAACAACCTATTCTGCTTTGATTGGCAAGTTTGTCAATGATGCCAAACGTCAGATTGAAGATTCCTATAATTGGAATGTCTTAGGACAAACAATTACAGTTAGTACTACTTCTGGTACAAGTTCTTATGCTTTGACAGGTTCGGGTCAGAAGTTTCGTATTTCTGAAGCTCTTAATACTACAAACTATATTGTATTAAGCAACATTGCAGTTTCAGACATGAACCGCAATTTGAACTTTGGCACACCAGTTCAAGGAGTTCCTACTGAATATTGCTTTAGTGGTGTAGATGGCAGTGGCGACACAAAGGTTGATTTGTTTCCCATCCCTAATGGTGTCTACACGCTGAAGTTTGATTTAACCATTCCACAGGCTAATTTGTCTGCTGATGGCACTTCAGTGAAGGTTTTGGACTACTTGGTGACTCAAAGTGCTTATGCTCGTGCTTTGATTGAGCGTGGTGAAGATGGTGGAACAAACTCTTCTGAGGCTTATGCCTTGTTTAGAGGAATGCTCTCTGATGCTATTGCATTGGAGTCCACTCGTTACCCTGAAGACAACTTTGTGGCGGTCTAATGGCAGCACAACTCCAAAGTTATAGTCTCTCAGCACCAGGTTTTTATGGCCTGAACACTGAAGATTCTCCCCTTGATTTAGGGGCTGGCTTTGCTTTGGTTGCGACTAACTGCATCTTGGATCAGTATGGTCGTATTGGTGCTAGAAAAGGTTGGTCAAGGGTTAACTCCTCCTCTGGTGCTTTAGGTGCTAATGACGTTGGTGTAATCCATGAATTAGTCCAGACTGACGGAACTCTTACAGTTCTATTTGCTGGCAACAACAAAATATTCAAACTTGGTACTTCCAATGCGGTGACTGAGTTGACCTATGGTGGTGGCGGTACTGCTCCCACTATCACTGCATCTAATTGGCAAACTGCATCCTTAAATGGGATTGCGTACTTCTTCCAAACAGGTCACGATCCTCTGATTTATGACCCCGCAGTAAGTACAACTACTTACCGCAGAGTCTCAGAAAAGTCTGGTTATGTGGCTACTGTTCCACAAGCTAATATTGCTATATCAGCATTTGGTCGCCTATGGGTGGCTAATACATCTACTGACAAAGTAACTGTTACTTTCTCTGATCTGATTGCAGGTCATGTATGGGGTGGTGGCACTTCAGGGAATTTAGATGTTTCCCGTGTGTGGCCTAATGGTGCAGATGAGATTATGGGCTTGGCAGCTCACAATGATTTCTTGTTTATCTTTGGTAAACGACAGATTCTTGTCTATTCTGGTGCTTCAACACCCGCATCCTTGGTTCTGAGCGACACAATTAGCTCTATTGGATGTATTGCTAGAGATACCATTCAAAGCATTGGCTCTGATGTTATTTTCTTGTCAGACTCAGGTGTTCGTTCACTGATGAGGACAATCCAAGAGAAGTCTGCTCCTTTGCGAGACCTATCTAAGAATGTTCGTTTTGACCTAAATTCATCATTGGCAAGCGAAACATTGGCTAATCTGAAGTCTGTTTACTCAGAAAAAGAAGCCTTTTATCTGCTTGTTCTACCCGCTACTTTCCAAGTTTATTGCTTCGATACCAAGCAATCTTTGCAAGATGGGTCTTCTCGTGTAACGAAATGGGATTCGATTGCACCAACTGCTTTACGTTCTTTGCGTAATGGTGACTTGTACATTGGTAAGAATGGGTATATCGGTAAGTATGGAACTTACTTAGATTACGATGCTACTTATCGTTTTGCCTACTATACAAACAATGCTGACTTGGGAAACCCTAATCAGATTTCTATCCTTAAAAATATTACAGCCATCGTTATTGGTGGTTCTAATCAGTTTTTAACGATCAAGTGGGGCTTTGATTATTCTGGTTCTTATCAATCAGAGAACATCTATATTCCTACACAAGTTAGCTATGAGTATGGTATTGCTGAATACAACATCGCTGAATACACAAGTGGCGTTCCGATTAAAACTTTAACTGCAAATGCTTCAGGCGCTGGGAAGATTGTTCAAACTGGTTACGAAACAACTATTAACAATTCGTCATTTTCTTTGCAAAAGATTGAAATCCAAGCAAAAGATGGCAAAATAGGGTAACAGGTAAATTATGTCTAATTACACAAAATCA